TGAGCATTTAAAAAAAAGTTAGTGGTTGAATGGCTCTGACAGGGTGGCGAACTCCAAATAAAATCAAACTCCTTGTAATGGTCAAGTAGATACTGGTGAGCATCTCCAACAATTACCGTATCGGTAGGGAAATTATCTGAGTATTCTTTAGCTCTTTTCTCTTCAAACTCAACAGCTGTTATATCCCACTCATTGCTCCACATTCTTCTATTGCCGCCAATACCAGCGTATAGGTTCAATACTTTAAATTTCTTTTTCATGTGTTCATCGTTATTTTCACCCGTCCGTTATCTGCTAACCATTTCTCATAACGTCCGTCACGATTCGCCCAATTCCTGAATGTGAGATTAGTATTTTTGTTCTTGGAAAGTAATGGTTTGTAGTTGTGCATCTGTTCAAACAACTCGATAATAAATTCCTTATCAAAATCCTCCTTTAGATTTTCGCACTCCTTGTAGGTCAAAGGTTCTTCCATCTTGTTTACAGTAGGAGCATTTTCTTCAATCCAAAAAACAAGACGGTGTTTTTGTTTTTCTATGTTTTCATCTTCTTTACTATCCTCTCCTTTACTTTGTGGGTTTTCACCGCCTTTACCGCTACCTTTACCCGATAACTTCCGCCCTAAACCCTCAAGGTGTTGAGTTAATGCGGCCTTATTCATGCATTCGTTGTTTCTTTTTCTGTAAGCATCACCTACACTATCAACAAATTTATCAGACCAAATAACCTTCTGCTCGTTCCATAATAAAGCATCAAACTCACCCAGCTTTACAGCCGATTCTATAAAATCAATCAGTACAGATTCATCCACCTTACACTTAGCAGATAGAAACATCATGTTTGATTCATCTTGAAGGTCAATCCAATGGTCATCTGTTTTCGCTAATGTTTCAAGTATCTTGAACCACATAGCATAACCATCGTTACCAAACTTTGATTCAATAATGAACATCTTCTTTCCGTCTGAAATGTAGTGCGGAAAATAATCTACGTTATGCCGCTGAGGTCGTGCCATCTTCAACTCTTTCTTTAAATAGTTTCAAAGCATAGATTAAATCATCTATATCCTCAGAATCTAATGCTATTTCTTTTCCTTTAGGTAAGCCATGTTCATCCAGATAATCAATACTTACTTGTACCCGTTCGTAATTTGGCATTACCTCAATTGAGTTACTACCATCTATTGAATAAAATTTTACAGTCATTTCTTGACGTTTAAATAGCAAGGGTCGGGTTGACAGCCCGAAACAGTTAAGCCATTAACTCAGAAACGAGTGAACGGTGCGGCTTGACCTGCTACTTCCCTTGCGTAAAATAAATCAATGTTCATTACCGTTACTTTAGCGTCCTTGTCATCGGACACACAAATATAAGAAAAATTCCTTTAGCTGGTCAGAATAATTGCAGTTGTCTTTTGTGCTTCTCAAATCGCTCTACCCCTGCTTTATAGTAATCTTCGTCAAGTTCCCAACCGTCAAGGTCGAACTTTAAATTGTGGCATGCTATCGCTATTGACATTGAACCAAGATGCGTATCAAGTATCTTATCACCTTCTTTTGCGTAGTTGGTCAGTAGCCATTCGTAAAGTTTTACGGGCTTTTGGGTTGGGTGGATTCGAATCTGCTTTTCTTTATTTACATACCCCTGTCTGAATCCATTCCAAGTGAACTTAAAAACCCTAACCGCAGTCTTAAATGAAGTCCAAGCGAGCTCAGCGTCAGCGAAGTCACAGTTCCCAGTATCCTTATCCCACACGACCCAACAACTACTATCTATCGGAATACGGCTAATAAAATGATTAGCACCCCATATAATTTGATTCTTTGACACTCTAAACAATTCATTGAAATACTCTTCATCTGGAGCTGAATTATCCCAATCAGAAACTTTATATTTCTTTTGCGAGTGGTGTCTTGATTTAATCTTTTCAGAACCTTCTTTTATTCCGTATGGGCAATCTATTATAGCCAAATCATAAGCATTATCAGGCATCTTACGCATAGCTTCCATGCAGTCACAGTTGTAAAGGTTAATCTTGCTTCGTTCCATTGCGCTTGTTCTTTAACTCCTTTTCAACCAGTTCAAACACCTCTGTAAACATACCGATGTCCATCAGTAGGTCTGTTATCTTGTGTCCGTTGTCGTAAACTTCAAAGGTGTAGAAGTATTCATCCGTTACCTCAACGTCTAATGGTCGGTTGCCTAGTTTGATTTGTAGATTAGTCATAACTTCCGTTTATCATGTCCTCGTGATACTCAGCTTCACATTCTAAGAACAGCGTTGTCATTTCCGTAATAGGGTCTTTGACGTGTGTGGTACGTTTGACTGGAGTTAGTTCTGCAAATACGCTTAAAGTGTCCATAGGCATATCTGCATGGTCATAGATAGTAATGCTATCAAATTCTACATCGTGACCGTTGACGTATGCTTCGGCTTCTACTCGAAAGCCGTTCCAAGTGAATGTTTGAAATTTTGGTTTCATCTCTGTTGTTTTTAGTGTTTGTCGCTAGTAATTATACCTCACGTGTCAACTTAGTCTCCATCATGTAAGGTAGTTCTGGTAAGTGTTCGCCACTTTCTGCATCTCGATACATCGCTGATTCGCCTGTATCAGTATCAGTTATTACCATGTGGTATCCATCCCACTCAATAGATATTTTAGATTCATCCATGTAAGATTCTAAGGCTCTCAGCTTAATCGTTAAAGGATGTTTTTCTGTCAATCGTTTTGTCATCTCTGTTGTTTTTGTTAATTGATTACGACAACAAATATACATACGTATTTGTAATAAACAAGGGTTTGACAAAATTATTTTAGAAGTGCCAACGCATCATCCACAGAATAGACCACGTTGTAACGCACTCCAACCGCTTCGACCTGTTCCTTGAACGCCTGTTCGCCTTTGGTTAGTTTCCTTGCGCTGGCACTTTTAGAACCGTCCTTGATTTCGACTATGTGGAGTTGCTTGTTGTAAGCTACCAAAATGTCAAAGCAGTTCTTTAGCTGATGAGTTAATAGCACGACAGCCCCACGTTTCCGAAGGGCTGCCACTATTTCATTTTGATTGCTATCTACTCTGCAATTTCTACGCATCAAAATATAGGTTCGTCATCTTCAAAGTTTGGCAACTCGTCAACTCCGCCATTTGTGTCTATTGGCTGACCTTTTGGCGAACTTGCCTGTTCCACAGCTTCACCGCTTTCAACTCTCCACGCTTGAAGGTTGGTGTAATACTTGCCTTTAAACTCGTTTCCTCGAAGATTATAGCTGACCAAAACATCCTGACCTACTTTGCAATTGTCAATTATTGAAACTTTGTCTTTGATTAGTTCCAGCTTGATGTCTTGAGGATATTGTTCATCGGTTGTTACCACAAACTCGCGCTTTTGAAAACCGCTATCAAACGTCTGCGTGTCATTGATTACTTTGATTTTACCTTTTACTTGATTACTCATTAGTCTAATTTTGATTTTACTTGATTGATTTTCTTTTCCATGTAGTCTGAATAGAAGCCGTCAAACTCTTTAAACCCTGTGTCGTATTGCTTCCAATATACGAACAAAGCACCGCGCAACCTTTGGCTAAGTGACTTTCCATTTGGCACATCCTCAACCGATAACCGAGACTTTTGAAGTAGTTCTATCTCTTCGGGTGTAATTTCGTTAGGAGCTATGCCAACCGCTGCGAGATTGTTTTGAAGCCCAAACAGTTCGCCAGCTTCAGTTGGTTTGAGTTCTTGTGTGCCGATAACCACCTTGACCGTTCTATCTTTTCGAGTTGAAACGCTTTCGATTTCGCCTTTGAGTAGTATCATTCTGTATCTTGATTTTCTAAGGTAAATGTAATCCACCAAACACCATCAGCATCTAACTCAACATCAAATCCACCAGTTCCCGTTCCGATGCTAACCTTTTCATCATTTTTTTTCCAACTTTCGTAACAGTTTTGCATTAGTTCACGAACACAGTCTTTCATTCGCTTAATTGTCGGAACGCTGTAAACGTCTTTTTCTTCAATCCATTCCCACCCTACAATTGACATACAACATCTTATTTTCATAAAGTCTATTTTTTCTAAGACTTCATTTCCTGATGATATTATTTCGTTTTCTGTTCTCATTATTTCTCTATTTTATGATTCGCCCTAATCTTGTCCTCAACCTCAGACCTTTCCTGTAATGCCTTTTTAACCTCTTTGTGTCGTTCCTTCCATTCCTTGTCCGATTCGTAAACAGAACGAAAGTTAGGCTGGTCTATGCGTTTGATTGTCATCTCTTCGCGAAGTGCTGATGGTATTCCGAGATACTGTTCTTCAGTCAATTCAGCGATTATCTGAATCTCGCGCAAGTCCTCGTATAGTTCTTTGCTCACGTCAATTCTTTTTTAACCATTATCGCTTTTTTCAACTCGTCCTCGTCAATGTCGTATAGCTGAACCGCTTTTGCAATAGTTCCTTTTTCTTCGACTATCCAATCGACAACCTTCTTAAATTCATCTGTTCCGAACTTTACCACTTTCTTAGGTGGTGCAGTTTGCTTTTTAGGTGGTGCAGTTGCAGCCTTTTGACCATCATCATCTTCGTCAATGTTCAATGATAGAACAGCTCCCAAAGCGTAACGCCTTGCGTAAGTAATAGCACTACCTAACTTTTGGGGGTCTGTTTGGTCTTTAACTGGTGTTGAAGATGTGGAGCTAATCCACTCACCTGACGTATGTATTAGCATCGTTGTAAGCCCTTCATTACATGGCATCTGAACAATACTAAGACCGTTGTCATTTAGTGGCTTAGTAACCGCTTCAATGATGTTTGATAGGCTTGCATACTTGTTTTTATAGAACGGGTTCTTGGCATCCTTTGAAACCTTACCCATTTCGCTGTGAAACTTTGCCAATGCTTTTGACAATTCCACTATTGATTCTGACTTTTCCATCTCTCTGTTTGTTGTTTAAAGTGTTGTGAATATACTTCGTTTGAGTTTGACGCACTCAATCAGCGTTTCGTTTTCTTCGAGTTTGGCTAGCTTTACGTAGTTCCAAGCTGAATGTAGTTGTTCGTAAGTGTGGCAACTGTTAATCACTCTGATACATCGCTCAATCATATCTCAATTCCTTTTTCGGTTAGTAATCTCACAGCTTCATCGTAAACGGCTAAACGTCTGTTTCGGTATCTTTCCCGTCCGCCCTCGCGATAGTTGCGCAGAACCTCGCATACTGTGCTGTACGGTATCGGATTGCGCTTGCCTTTGTTCACGTTCCTGTAAATTGTCATTCTCATTGACCGCGTTAGCTTGCCGCGAATCTTGTCAACTGTCTTTTGGTTGTAGTTCATAATGTGTTGTGTTTTATCTTTTCAATTTCTGTTCTTACAGAAGTAACGGATTGATAATTCTTAGTTGAATGATAGTCGTACCCAGTTGGATATGATTTATGCAGTTCGCCTATCAATACATCAATTGCCGAAAGTGCCTTTTCAGGTGTTCCGCAAGCCATAACGAAACTTTCAGCTTTCTGTCTTTCAATAGTTTTTCCCATCTATTTTATGTTTTAAGATAATGAATAAAGAGGGTTTTTAAACCAATCTTCATTACCTATTACGTTCCTAACAAACGGCAATTTATTAAACACATGAATTTGAATGCCGCCACGAACCTCAACGTCCATTGATCCGCTAGAGTATTTCCTAACAATTTCAACAACTGGAATATCAACCTCAGTTTTTATTCCATGCTTACCACCGTTATACCTAAATGCTTTCATTAGTATTTCTTTACAATTTGTTCCCAACCACAAGGCAAGTTTCCTTTTTCAAGAAAGCTGTTTACCAAGTTTTGACGCTTTGGACTAAACTGCATTGGCTTCCAATTTACAGTTTCGTTTTCAAAATCAATAGTGCAGAATCCTAAGTCGAACATTTGAGAAAAATTTAAAGTTTGCGTTTCCATCTCTGTGTTGTTTTGTTGTTTGATGTCATCAAATGTACTACATATTTATTACAAAACAAGTGTTTCAAGAAAAATAATTGCAGAAAGTTTCCGCCCGAACTCAATCAGGTAGAAAATAGATGTGGAAAGTGTTACCCTTTGGTGTTGGTCTGCTGTGATTTAGACCAGTCGTTCTTCATCTTTTCCTCAAATACCTTATTGGAAATGGTAAAGTAGCGACCGCATTTCTTAGACTTACATTGAAGCTGGTGTTTTAAAATGCCTGACTTCGTGTGTCGTTTTTTACGATAAACAGAATCCTCAGAACCACAATTAGGACATGAGAAACGCCCGTAGCCCGTATGCGCTCCAACGTGTCTATTATGCTCAACGTATGGTTGCAACTTGTGAAATACATCTTCAAGCAATCGAACGTCCTGTTTGCAGTATTTCACCATCTTGTCCATTGCTTCGCTGCAATTGTTCAAAGTTATTTCAACCCAGTCTTGGAAACCAACGGGGCTTTTCCCTTCGCCAAAGAATAACTTACCCAAGTAGTCAAGTCTGTTCGAGTTAAACCGAAAATGTGAACGCGCTTTCTTTAACGTGTCGTAATTGTTCAAGCGTGGAGGGCAATCAATACCATGTATCAAACAGCGTGTTCTAATCCACTTCTCATCAAAGTTATCGCCATTGTGTGCTACTAATTCATCAGCCGTTAAAGCAACCTCCATAAAACGCTTAAGGGCTGCTTTATCGCAACCCTTTTCCCATTCTACGCTATAAACCTTATCCTGACCTTCCCACTTCCAACAGATGCAGATAACCGCCCTTTCCTTTATTATGTTGTCATGTGGTATGTTCGCCTTGTAAGAACTTGACCAAAAGAAACCGATATTTGGTGAAGTTTCAATGTCATAGAATAGGCGTTTAAACCCATCAGGCGGCATTTCAAAGTTCAATAACTTCATATCACTTTCGTTTGTATTTCGTCAAGCACATCGCAATAGTACCAAACCAAAGTCTTACCGTTAATCAATGGTTGATAATCTACCCAAGTGTCAAGCACAATGTTTTTCGGCTTTATTTTTAGATTGTGTATGTCATTGGATATTTTTTGAATAGCTGAAAATAAATCTTTAGAATCCAACTCAATTGACACACTTGTAAATGCTTGCATGTTGATTATTTTGGTTCAACTACCTGCGCAAATTCGGAATCTAATTCCTTGATTCGCGGCAAATAGTATTCGCTCCAAAGTTTGTTAGCACGGCTTCGCTCTTCATCCGTTGAATCAGTACCCAATGCCGCCTGTACTTTAGCGTTCTTTTCGAGTTCGATGTCAATTAAACGCTTTGTTTCGGTGTCTGTGTAGTATTTCATTCTTTCAATTCAAGTTCTTTGCCTGTCAAAGCAAAGTAAAGGTTTTGCAGTTGATGGACGTATTTGAAAAATCCTATTGTATTTTCGTAATATCCTACAATAAAAGAAAACTCATCTCCTTCTTTTATTATTGGAAGACTTTTTTCTTTACGCCATTCCTCATTAATGCTATTTTCCTTTTCAAACCCGAAACGCTCCAACCATTCCTCTGTTAGCGGAATTGGTTTTAAACGCTCCCAATCATTATCAACATCAAATAGATAATATAGTGATGCTTCATCCAGTTGAACTATGCCCGATTTTATCCTCGTACATCCGTTGATATTTGATTCAATGTAGTTTCCAAGTCTTAATTCGTTCGCTTTCATCTCTGTATAATGTTTCGACCAACGGTAACACCTACATAATGCTCACCGTTGAATCCGTAATTCGCGCCAATATACGTTTTTTTGACAGTTGCCTGTAATCCTAACCCGAACAAAGGCGTGTATCGTGTTTGGAAATCGCTAATCAATCCAGCGTTTGCGTGAATACCTAACGCCCAATTTAAAGGTACTTTCTTTGGCGTGTAATCAATCCGTAACTGTTCGCTTTGGTTTTGGTAATTCTGCCAACGTAAGCGAATGTCAGCACCTTCAAACGTTGCAGTCGTGTCGTATTTCTGAAGCTCCGTCAACCATGCTTCAACTATTTTTACCGTATCAATATAAAGTATCGTATCTAAGACATTAACTACTTTTTCACGGTATATTGTATCAGTTTTGCGAATAAGTTGCTTAGAAACGAAACGAACGGTATCTGTGAGCCATCTGTCAACGTATTCAGTAGTATGTATTGGTTTCTCAATGGTAACCGTTTCGGTTTTGACCTTGCCATTTCTGCAACCTTGCCAAGCAAGTAACACGCCTGCAAGGAAACATACTAAGTAAGGAACTACAACCTTTGCGACTTTTTCAAATGTCATACAACAAAGTTAAAAACGATTATCAAACTGATTACGAAATTATTTGCACAATTGAAAAAGGGAGAAACTACGACCCGTATATTTTGACGGGTTATCGCGTTTTAAATGAGTTGGTAAATGGTTAATCAATAACTCCAAATTGTAGGACGAACCCTTAGTGAACTTGATTTGGCAACGTCCAAATGAATGAACCTACGCGAACCTTTTTGCTTAAATCCGATACCCGTAAAGCCTAATTCAAAGGCTAACTTAGCTAATCGGTAAGCGTCTTGTCTATCAACTTCAAAATCAGCCGCAAGTCCTAGCGGGTGAGTTCCGTTTCTTTTTGATTTTCTAGCTTCTACTGGGTGTGAATAATCACGATAACCCGAAGTGACTACCATTGGTTTTCCGTACAAAGTTCTCAATTGTTGAACCTTGTCCATGAATACCTTTTTCATTTCATTTTTACCTGTGTGCTTGCAGTCAAATTCAGACTTAGAAAAGTTATCGTAATCGTTCCAATTCATTTCTTCTGTGTTTTTCCTTTCAACGAACATTGCCCCGTTCGCAGACAATGCTTATCACATTCGCGCGGTGCTATTTCGCGCCATACTTTATTTGTCTTTTGCTCCTTTTCTTCCGAATGATTCTTCAAATCTATCCTTTAAGTGATTCCAAACATCAACGCCCGTAACTTGCGCGATGTTCTCTAAGTTACTTTTGAACTCGACTATCGCAATGTAACCGCTTGTAAGTTGTGCAACAGGTAGCCATGATATGAATGCCAACTCCATTACCCTACTCAATACGATTGCAATGGTGTAATATAGCATCTTGCCGACCGTTCTTGACATACCTTTAGAACGTATGCGTTCGCCTCGTTTCTTCGCGGCTGAAATGCCCGTAAAAACATCTGCAAATACTAGTACTCCAATACCTACTATTGACCATGTGATAGGCGCAAAGAAAAAGAAAACGTAAGGTATTCCAATCTTTAATAATGTCGTTGCATCAAATGCGCTAATCCTGTTCAGTTCCATCGTTTTCCAATTACTTAAGCACCAAGTGTTGAAGCGACTATCTCACCAACACTATCATCTGTTGCTGATGCTCGTAATCTTTGTGCCACTACGTGATTGGAAACCTGTATCTCATCGAGTAAATCATCTGCCAATTGTGTCACGTCTACTATAGCCTGTTCAAGCTGACCAGTTAAGTCGTTAGTTGGTCCGTAAACAACATCCTTTCTAACATCACTCTCAGCCGCCTGACCAAATATCCCACTATCAACAGAATAAAGATACTTTGGGTTATTAGTATCATCTATCAACTTCCAAGACATTTCAGTATCATTATCTAAAATCAGGTTATTAACAAAAATTGCCATTTGTGAACCATCATTTATAATATCACCGAACATAGTAACGGTGTTATTTATAAAAAAATTAATATTTGTTACAGCAGCAGCAGTATTATTTGATTGTGCAATTCCTGTTATATTAACATCATTATCACTTGCACTGAAAAATATTCCAGGTGTTTGAAAATTAAAACCTCCAATAACATTTCCTATAACATTTATCACATTATTTGTTGTTTCAATATAAATACCTGAGTTTACATTTCCTGCGTTACCACCACCAATAGGGCCACCTATAACATTTCCTGTTATATTTACGATACAATCAACATCACTTATGAGTATCCCAGCATTTTGTTTAGCAAAGTTTGTAGTATTTCTACCACCTTCAACATCACCTGTTAAATTCAATCTACCACCAGTCACTTTGATTATTATACCTGAATTATCTCTTGCTACTTGTGCACCAGAACTATCCTTATTAAGAACAGAACCAACAACATTCAACTGACAAGTTCCTTGAAGGAGTATTCCACAATGTTTTGTAGCTGATCTTTCCTTCGGCATATAGACATCACCTATAAATGTGGTTGTCCCAATATTTGAATTTATTTTAATACCAAAGTCATTATCATCAGGCCATATGAAATCACAGGATATTGTTAGATTATCTGAGTTGACCTCGAAGAAACCACCACCAACTGCTGTTGTTCCAGCATCTGTTCTTAACTCTGCCACATCAACATCTTCGTCAATATCAACTGTAAAATTATTTGAATGCACTACATCACCAGCAACGGGTTTAGTTCCGCTGTTCCAATTGGCAGCATTACTCCAAAGTCCATTTGCTAAAGGGTATTTTTCTGCCATTTTTAGTGTTTTATTTTGTCAATTATCTCATCCAAAGTGTTATATACACCTCTTACTTTTCTGATGATAACTTCTTCTTCATCTACGATTTTATATACAACCATATTTAAGGCGTATTTTTCATTAATAGGTGATATGTTAATTCTTTTCTTTTCCATTTTATTATTTTTATTTTTATGTATAAATTACTGCATATCTATCGTCCCAAGCAACATCTTCTGCTATTGCTGTTATAGTTGACCCATTGGGATTGTGGGTTATTCTTGTTATTTGCCAAACACTTGCACTCTCTGAACTATCCTTTGGTGCAATACCCATATATGAATAGAATGTATATAGTGTTCCTTCTGGTTGGTAATCTTGGCGAAGTTCATCTTCTAATTCAGCTTCTAAGCAAGCTACTTGATTAGGTGTCAGCCTTGCAATAACATCAGCATCGCAAAAATCGTATAGCGTTAAACCGTCAACTGTTGGAGGTATGCTTGCTCCGCTTTCAGGTATTTGGCACTTGTTCCAGTCGTAAAATTGCTTTAGTTCAAGAACAGTTGAATACCCAGCAGTTCTATCATTTGTCCTTTCGGTGAAATGCTCTAGCGTGTTACTTTTGTCTGTAACGTAGTCTTGACTGTGATTTTGATGAAAGTAGTTGAGAAAGTCAAGCAATATCAACTGCATATCAGACAACACCTCCAATTCTGAAGCGTCATCGTCTTGACCTTCTTCGCCAACAATCACACGCCCGAACATGGTTAACCGAATATTGTCAACCTTGTAGTTATTATCTAACGTTCCACCTTCATTAGACAACCACAATAACGGATAACTTCTATCGGGTTTCGCTTGAAGTTCCGCGATTGTTCCGACACCGACTTCCGCTATTTGATAGTGAGCGTTCGCCAGCGTCTTTATTTGGTCTATTATTTGATTTAGCGTTAGCAAGATATTGTCTTAATTTCTGTTCGTGTTTCTTAGACATCTCGGTATTTTTCTCTCAAACTATCGGCAAACGACATACCACCCAAATAAATAGAAGTTCGGTAGTTATCGCGTGTTGGGTGTATCACATCAACACCATCGTCAGGGTTTTCATATTCAGGATAATCAGTTGAGTTCTCACAAAGAAAATCAATCAACCTTTGTCTGTACCAATCACCCTTGTTCTGCTCTTTTTCAACTAACTTGTCAAGGCGTGTTGATGATGCTGGTTGAGACTGTTCCGAATCCTGAATTTGCAACCCTTTGTTGGTCACTTTGTAGTGAGCCATTTGCAGACATTCAGCCGTTACGTAGTGCTTCAAACAAACCTGAATGTAATCCTGTACCAAAGTTTCGTAAACACCGCTTAAAGTACCCGCCACAATGTCGGCTTTCAACTTGTCGTAAAGTGTTGACCCTAGTATTGGTTGAATCTGCGAATCTTGCGACCACAAAATTGATTCACGCACGTACTTCACATCTACGTTATCGCTTACTTGCGTGTTATCCTTAAGGAAACTTTGAGATATAAATAATGCGTTAGCCATTTCTTTCTTTGATTACAACTTGTTCCCATACGTGACGGCAATATGGAGTAGTTACGCCACCTCCGCGATTCCAAAAGCCACCCCTACGCATCCATACATTGCGGTTTTCTTGCATACCTATCCGCGTAATGTCTGCCTGTGTCCACACTTTCGATTCAGAACTTGCCATCATTCTTCTGCAAAAGTCGCGGGTCGTTGGCAGTACAGCCGAGCCACTAGCTTCAGGGCTTTTTGCGTACCTGTAAGCAATTCTAAACGTTACGTCTAATGGTTCAGCCGTTTTTAATGCTTTCTTTCCTTGTTCGGTAATCTGTGCAACTCTCTGTGTGCTTTCTTCAACTACTTCCTCCGCAATCGTAAGGTAGTTGGCACTTGTCAAATTACGCAGCGCATCCGTAACCTTGTCAACCGTTGTTTCCAATTGTTCAGCAATTGCCGACCATGTTTGTAGCGGGTTCTCTTTGAGTATTTCAAGCACTGCCATGTCAAAGGCATCAGAAGTAAAGCCGTAACGTTTTATTCTTTGCTCTGAAAGTTCCATTTCTGTTTCCGAACCGAAGCGAACAGGGCGCGATTCTACAACCTCATAATCTTCTAATGACAAACCGCAGTTCTCGAACTCATCGCACAACTTCATCTCCAGTTCTATGTCAGATAAAGTGTTTTTCATCTCTTGTTTTACTGCCGTTGGTAACTCATCACCAAATACAGTAGCCCTTGCAACGTCTTTTTGGAATCCGTACAACTCAATAAGCACAGAAACAGCAGATTCAGCGTCAATTATACCGCTATTCACGTTCTGAAGGAGCGTAATGATACCCGTAACACCACCGACAGAACCTTTTAGTGCTGCTTGTGAATCTTTTGTTTTACTGTCAACTTCTTCACCTTCACGTTTTACAACTTCAAGACCGATAGATTCGCGAATCTCGTCCTCTGTCATTACGCTAACCTTTGTCGCTTCGCTAAACTCTATTCCTATCGGCTCGGTGTCCTCAATGTATAATCGACCTTCAAAACCCTGAATGCTTGCCAGCCCGTTAAAGACTTGCTCTAAGAATCGTTGACGTTGGTTGATGTACGTGTTTTGGAATAGTTCGTAACTGTCACGTATTTGGTTACGACTTGCAAAGATTCCATCCTCTTTAATACCAAACAGCGAAGGGTCAACGATTCTGTGACCGCTAAATATTTCTTGTTGTACTGTTTTGTTCAGAACGTCAAACCGCTTGTCAAAATCGTTCGAGTTTAGCGGGCTTATTTCAGCACCCTGTTCGCGGCTATCGTTAAAGTTCAGCACCAACTTGTTAGCGTTGTCAGACCCCGCAAATTTATCGTAAAGTTTGCTCTCAATCGCTGACTGTTCTTCTTCGGTTGGTGTGCCGTTAAAGAAATTTATCATTGTGCCGCCCATGAACCCGTTTTTAATTGAGTTCAAATGAAAACTAGCTATTTCCTTATCCATTTCGATATACGGAACGCAGCTAATATATTCAGGCAACGGATAACAACGGCTGTCAGGCTGATAAGACTTAACGTATAGCAATGATTTACCGCCAATATTCATCGGGTCAAACGCTGGAATATACTCTACTTCAGGCTGCGTAACGCTCCAATCATCAGAATAGAAGTAACCATCTGTATCTTTAGCCTTTCGGTACTTGTTGAAGTCAACGTGGTAAATGCTTGCTATTCGCTGATTTGTCTTGTTGGCAATAATCTCCAATGCAAACCCGTTGAATATCTCTAAATCAAGCGAACACTTATAAAGTATCTCATCAAGCGTTTCGTATTTATTCGGCTTGTTGACAAACGCAGAAACACGCGCAACACCTTCAGTTCCCAGTCCTTTTTCATCAACTCGAAAGCCTTTTCCTACAATGTAATCAACTTTACCACGTACAATTGCACCATGTTTAGCTGATGAATTGAATAGGTCAAGCAAATAGTCAGGGTATTGGTTTTTCCACGGCTTTTCATTGCCAAACAGAATCCAATCCTTAGACATTACCTCTTTAAATTCAGGTGTGCTATGCGCCCCTAAATTGATTACGTGTATATTCTTACCCTTCATATTCTACGTATGTTTGAGTATTTTCATACTCCGTTGGATTGGTAACCGTTCCCGTTACTACACACATTCCCGATTCAAGCAATGTAAGACCGTCAGGGTCTAAATTAGACGCGCTTGAGTTAGCGTAAACAAAGTATTTATATTGTCCTTTGTCTAAATCTACTTCTCCGTCAACGGGTGTTGGTGAAGGCGTGTCAACTATCGTGAATGCGTTGTACCTTTCTTGAAACGCGCTAGTGTCATCAGCAACGCAATAACTGCTAGTGTTCTCAGCCAAATCTTCAAACTGAAAAAGGTAATGACTTGCGCTACCTTTCTCCGTTGTAGTGATTACAACTAGATTGCTTGTATCTTGCGTTATGCGTATCAAGTGAGAGCGACAAAGTATTCTAAATCAACAGCCGCTCCGTTAGCCTTTGCGCTAATGTTGTCAGCTTCTACAAATGCAGAAGAAGCACCACCAGAAGCATCAACCTCTAAGTCATCGTTACCAAACATGATTGATTTGCCAGCTTCTAACTTGATGAAGAAAGTATCTGCTCCAGTTTTTGACATTCCCAAAGTTACGTAGTTAGTGTCATCCTTGTTAGTGATGCGAATGTACTTAACATCACCTCTAACGAATGAACCTTGACCGTTTGCAGAACCAAAACCGATAATGTCAGTTTCTGCCGTTCCTACGTTTACTATTCTGCTATCAACTTCGGTTACGTCTGAAATAGTTAGCGTTGCGGTTGAACCTCTGTCTGAACCCGCTAGTGTTACGCTTTCTGTAATCGTTACCGTTAAATCTGCTGCTGTTATACTTGTTGCCATTTGTGCCTTTTCTCAATAGATATAAAAGAGCGTGATTTTGTTAAATAAAAAAAAGGGGCAAGCTATAAAGCCCACCCCTCAAAGACAGAGAAAAAAAGTCTTAATTCGTTATACTAGCAAGGTCACCGCTTGAAACCTCAACCATCGGGTCAGGCTCCATACCATTGAACGTCATCGTGTAACCGTTAAGGTCACCCGCAGCCGTACCGCTTGCTCCTGTACCTTGCGAAAAGTCTAAACCGTTCGTTTGACCAAGTGCAAAATAACTCGGTGTTGCTTCGCGTGTTTCAACAATTGCAACCAATCTATTCTTAGCAAGTAACTGCATTTCGTTGCGTTTCGCAACGTCCAACTTTGACAATATGAAAGTAATGTCAGGCATATAGTAAAGAGTGCCTTTGTTACTTCCAGCAGTTGGGTTATCGTTAAAGCTAGATTCTTCTTTATCTAACTCATATTTGTAAAATACTGCCGAAGCTGAACCGAATGTCACCGCGCCTGTTGAATATGATGGGTCTAAACTTTCCCAGTCTGATAGAGTTGCAAACCGTACTGACTTAATACCGCCAATAGCTTCTTTGCAATCTAGTGTAAATCCTTGTGTTAATGGACACGACATTTTTTATTGGGTTTTATAGTTAGGGGGTGAGCCGAAACCCACCTCCATTTAATTCGGTTTATTATGGAAGGATTGTGATAACCTCGTCAGGGAAAGCTACTTGGCAACCCACCTTGAACTCACAAGCCAATTTCACAACTCGGTCATCCTGAGAGTACCAAGATTCCATTGAGTTAAAATCACCTTCTGCGTCAATACCTACAAACATATTGCTCAAACGTCCAGCGTAGAGTTTATTTTGTCCAGTAAGACCCGCAACAGGAATTACACGTAGGTTAGTTCCGAACATGGTCAAACCTTGTCCTTCAACATCCTTGTCACCGTTAGTACCGTCAACTAATGTTCCGTAAGTGATTGAGTTATCATTCAATCCTTGAACAAGTGCAGCGTAGTCATCGTATCCCAAGAATACGCGGAAGTCATCATACTGCGTCAAACCTAGTTCAGAAGCCTTGTTGTAGACCAACCATTGAGCGTCAACCGCTTCTGATGGAGTGTGAAGGTTAGAAATATCGTTAGATGGGTCAGCATCGGAAGTGCCTGAACTTAGGACTTCAATGAATCCATCCCAGTAACCGTTGTTTCCTGTTCCTGTTGAAGCGTTACCTTGCCAAACAGCTACGTCAACCGCGTTTGCAATCTTTTCTGTGTACTCGTCCATGATAGCAGACCACACATACTCAGGCGTTACGTTCTCGTAATGCGCTCCCGCAGCCATTTCCTGAGAGAAATACTTTGGCTCAAGGTCTTTAGGACACCATTCTACGTTCACTTTAACCTTTCCGGGCGTTAGTGTTCTTTGAGAAATAGTAGTGTCACCACTTGCGTTGAACGAACAACCGTCATCCTGAAAGAATACGCTTGAAGTGATTTGAGGTAGCTTACTTGCTCCTTTAATGTTTGGTACAACCGTAGCAAGGCTCATCATTTTAGCCCCTAGCACGGTCTTTCTCATCAACGGAAACTGTTGTTCGTTGACGAAATCTGTTAATCCTGATACATCAAATGCCATCGTTATTTATTTTTAGTTTTTTTTAGCAATTCTGAATAATTGACTTTAGCTGAATCTTTAGACATCCATGCGTTAGTCGGTGTTTTTTTCGGTGTAACTGATTCGCTTGCAGAAAACTGCTCAAACATCTCAACCACCTCAACCAAAGTTTCTTTGAGTTCTTTGTTCTCGCTTTTCAGCGTTTCGATTTGTTCTTGTTTCGCGAACTTTAGATTATCAATCTTCTGCGCGATTGAATCGTTTAGCTTGCTGATTAGTTGGTTCTGAAGTTCCTCTACGTTAAGTTTCGGTTGTGCCGTTTCTTCAACTGGAGCTTCTTCACTCATTTCTTCTTCGACCACTTCTTCCTCTTCAGCACCTTCAACCTCGATAATCTCAACAGCGATACCGCCTTCAGTTTTTAGAACGCGACCATCTTCTAATTCGTGGTCACCATCGGGAGCGTCAATCAACTCACCATCCTCACCAATTACTTGTACGGTTGCACCTACTTCAATAGCTGGCTCAACACGTAGGATAGTGCCGTCAACCATCTTAACGTCCTCTAGTTCTACTTCTTTGTTTTCTTCTGAATCTTCAGCCATGAGAACCTCCTTGATTTTGGAGAGTTTAGCTGAAATGTTTTTAGCTGAAAATTTGTCCATTTGTCTTGTTTATATC